AAAATGTAATTGGTTATGGAATGGTTGGATGGGTATTGATAAAAATTACACTGAATTTAATAGATTTAATGGAGAATATGGTTATTTTATAGATACAGGTGTAGATAATCAACATCCAGGACCAAAACATAATTATCAATACAGTGTAAGATTATTTGAACATATAAAAAATAATTTTAGAAATTATTTACCAGATAATTTAAATGAAGTTACGCGTCCTTTAATATAAATTTGGTAATGTCAAATATTTGTCGTATATTAGAGTATTATAAACAATTAAACTCTAAATTATGAAACAAAAAACAGAACAAGAATTAAAGCAAAACTACGATAAGTTTATTGCAATAATTAAAAAATATTTTAAAGGTGAAAGATTGGAGAAATTACTCCATATGTATTCCGAAGAAGAATTGGGTGTTAATCTTACACTATCTGCCGCATCTGGCTCAAAACACTATCACAACGCATATGTGGGTGGGTATATAGACCATATCTTTAATGTATGTAAGAATGCTCTTAAAATGAGAGACCTGTTCGTATCACAAGGTGGAGAGATAGATTTTACCGAAGAAGAATTAGTATTCAGTTGTTTACATCACGACTTAGGAAAGTTGGGTGTTAAAGGTGAATTACATTATTTACCAAATCAGGAAGAGTGGTCTCAAAAGAAATACGGAACTGTATTTGTTCGTAATGAAAAGATACCATATATGAGTTTAACCGATAGAACATTCTTTACATTGAATCATTATGGTATTCGGTATAATGAAAAAGAGTATTTTGCAATCAAACTTACTGATGGTATGTATGATGAAGATAATCAAAAGTATTTAGCCGGTCACGATTTGAAGAAACAATTGTTTTACAAACTTCAATTCATTATGCATTGGGCAGACCATATGTCTACAATCATTGAAAGACAAGATAACATAATGTAATGACATTTTGTCAATAAAAATACTTTGGTATAGTAATTGGACTATATGGAGTATTATTAACTAAAAACATTTATACTATGTACATGATTGATTATGGAAAATTATTTGATGAATATTTTCCAATTAAAAACCAAGAAAGAACAACTTATGTTCAAAACAAATTTGCAGTAGACATTAAAGATGAATCCGCATCAATTGCATTATCAGTATTAGGACACAATCCTAATGATATTGAAATCAACTGTTTTGAGGACAAGATTGAAATCAAAGCCAAAAAAATACAAGAGGACAAAGAAAATCCTTTCAATCAATTAATTTCAGACATTGAAGAAAGAGTTACCGTAGGTAAAAACTTCGATGGTAGAAAGGCAAAAGCTGAAATTAAAAATGGTATTCTCTTAATTACTATTGAAAGAAAAGAAGAGTCCAAACCAAAAAAATTAACCCCGAAAGTTGGTTAATTCAGTTATTTTTCGTATATTGAAAAGGTAGGAGATTAAACACTTCTACCTTTTTTATTACAAATAAATACTTATTACTATGATATACAACGAAAAAATAGAAACGTTATTAGAATCTTTAGACGGAAAGTTGAGGATTTTACAAAACGGAATTACTGGTGCACAATCAATGACACCATCGGTTGCTCACACTACTTTAGAAGATGCAAGAAAGATAGTAGAGCGTGTTGCCGAATTAACCAGAATCAATCGATAAATGAATTGGCTTAAATATTTAGTCGGATTTTCTGCACTAATTATTGCCGGATGTGCAGCTTACTTTTCCGTAACAGGTTTGGGTGTTTTATTTAGTGGTGCTGCAACATCGGTAATGGTAATGGCAGGTGCATTAGAGTTTGCAAAATTAGTTGCAGCAACTTATCTTAAACAAGAGTGGGAAAACATTAAGGGATTTAATAAGTGGTATTTGACCTCTGCAGTTGCATTATTGATGTTAATTACTTCTGCGGGTATATTTGGATATCTTTCAAATGCATTCCAATCTCAGTCCTTAAAATTACAACAGGTAGATAGAGAAATTCTAGTCTATACTACAAAAATTGACCAAAATACCGTACAACTTAATCAACTTAACACTCAATTAGGACAATTATCTTCAACTCAATCAACAATTTTAGAGAAAGGTAAGGTAAATTCACGTTTATTACGCTCAATTGACAATAAAGATAAGCAAGTTGCTACAATTAACAAAAAAATTGAGATTTTACAAACGGAAAATGCTAAAAATAACGAAAAAATCAACGAAATTAAGATTGCAAACTTAGGGTTGGAAAAAGAAGTGGGTGGATTTCGATTTATTGCCGAAGCATTTGGTATGGAATTGAAAAATGTTGTAAAATTCTTCATATTTTTGATTGTAATTGTATTTGACCCGTTGGCCGTAGCACTAATTATCGCATTTAACGGATTGATTGGAATAAAAAAGAAAACAAGAGAAGAACTTTTATCAGAAATGACCGAAAATAACCAAAAAATGGGATTATATGAGGTATATGGTGATAGTAAAGAGGATATAGTAGAAAATATTTCACCAAAACAGGAAGAAATTCCGGTTATAGTGGAAAATATTGTTAACGAAACTGAAAAAAATGAGATTAACGAGAAAAAAGAAAATACAAATGTTGAATCTACTGATGTTGTGGTTGATGATACATTTACTTCTGAAAATGTAGAAGAAAAACTTCCAGATTTAAAATGGGAAGAATATATGCATCCTGATTTTCCTTGGAATAATCGTAAATTATGGATAAATAATGCAAAAGCTGTAAATTACTGGTTATCAACTAAAGGTGGGAATGTCAGAGAATTATCTAGACTAAGAAGTGAAAATGAAAATATTAAAACTTATTAATATTTGGTAAATTAGAATTATTTTCGTATATTAGAAATACGAAAATATAATTTATGAAAAAATATGCATTATTCATCGGAAGATGGCAAACATGGCACAAAGGACATGAGTGGTTAATTAATCAACAATTAGAAAGGGGAAAAAATTGTTGGGTTGCAATTAGAGATGTACAAAAGGATGAAAATAATCCTAAATCAGCACAAGAAGTATTACAAGAATTACAAAAAGAACCATTTTTTACAAACAATTGGGATAAAATAATGTTATCAATTATTCCAGACATTGAAAGTGTAAATTATGGTAGAGGTGTGGGTTATGATGTAATTTATCACGAACCACCAAAAGAAATAGAAAAAATTAGTGGAACTGCGATTAGACAAAAGTATATTGATTCTAATGGTGATGTAATTGTTTATAATATAGATAAAGAAGATGGTAGTAGAGCGTAAAAGACACATTGCAAAAACCATTTCATATCGTATTGTATCAACTTTAATAGGTTTTGGTATAATGTGGTGGGTAAGTGGTGATGTTAAAGTAGGAGCAGCATTTGGTGTTGCAGAATTAGTTTATAAACCCATTCAATACTATATTCACGAAAGAGTTTGGTATAAATGGATTAAATATGGTTTAAAAAAATAAAATATGAAATTAATAGTAGACAAAAATCAATTAGGTTTGGAAACAAAGGAATTTAGAGAATATCTAAAAACACCAACTCCTAAAACAGAAATTACTCAACAAGAATCCGATGAATTGAGATTACAACTAAGTGAAGCTTTGATAAAACATCCGGGATTAGGAATTTCTGCAACACAAATCGGAATTAAGAAAAGAGCATGTTTAATTCAATTTGGTGACGAAGAATTATTTTTAATAAATCCAATTATTAAAGAAAAGTCAAAAGAAGGATTTTTATTCTTTGAAGGTTGTTTATCAATCCCAGCAACCATTGAAAGACCTGTTAGAACAATTAGAGCTTCTAAGGTTATTGTTCAAACTGATAATTTGGGTGAATTAATTTTTGAGATTAATCCGGAAGGAGATAAACAAAATGAGTCGATTTCTAAAGAAACAATGATGACAGTGATAGTGCAACACGAAATTGACCATTTAGACGGATTTACAATTAAAGATAGAGTTTATAACACACAAGTTGTGAAAAAAGTAGATTTTGGTAGAAACGATAAAATTGTAATGAAATCTCCAGATGGTGAAATGGTTGAGATTAAATACAAAAATGCAAACAAATATTTTTTACAAGGATACGAAATCGTTTAATTATGTTATATACAATATTATCAGTATTATTAGTTGCATCATTATTTGCAATTTATAATCTTTTACAAAAATTAGAAAAATACGAAGATATCATTGAAGAAAATGATATTTTTTTACAAACGGAGTTGGAAAGAAACGAAGCATTACTGGAAGCATTACGATTGATAGATAGTCGTGAAATGTTTGAGAAGGATGATGAAGTAGGTTCTATATTTTATCAAATTAAAGAAACTATCGAAAAATTCAAAACAAAACAAAATGCCAGTTAGAAAAAAAAGAGGGCCTAATAGACAATATTTTACAAAAGATACGGAAGACGCTATAATCGAATACAATCTTACGACAGACCAATCTATTAAAGATAAATTATATAGAGAGAGAATTGACTCTGCATTTCAAAAATTAGCGGAAATTGTTTACAACAAATGGAAATTTACCTATTTTGATGACGACCCTAAAGATGTAATGTCGGAAGTGGTTGCATTTATGATTGAAAAAATTCATATGTACAAAAATGGTAAAGGTAAAGCTTTTAGTTATTTTACTATTGTTGCAAGAAATTATTTAATTTTAAATAATAATGCAAACTATAAAAGATATAAAGATACGGATATAATGTCTGGTTTACCTGAATCTTTTGATACTGAAAATAATTTTAGAGAAGAGGAAAGAAATGAAGAACATAGAACATTTAATGTTAGAATGTTACAATATTGGGATAAACATTTAGAAAATTATTTTCCTAAAAAAAGAGACATGCAAATTGCAGATTCAGTATTGGAATTATTTAGAAGAGCAAATTATATAGAAAACTTTAATAAAAAATCACTTTACCTACTTATTAGAGAAATGACGGGTCATCCAACACATTATATAACCAAAGTTGTCAATAAAATGAAAGAAAGACAAATGGAATTGTATAATGAATTTGATAGAGAGGGTGATATAAAAATTTAAATATGATACAATTAGGTTTATCAGGATTTTACCACGATTCAGCTGCAGCAATCGTTATAGATGGTAAAGTAATATGTGCTATTGAAGAAGAGAAACTATCAGGAATTAAACACGATAGTTCTTTTCCGTTTAAGGCAATTCAATGGTGTTTAGAATATACAAAAATAACAATTGATGAAGTTGATATGGTTTGTTGGTACGAAAACCCAAAAGACAAATATTATAGAGTTAAAGAAACTATTGGTAAATGGGGTGGTTTAAGATATCCTAAAAAATGGAGAGAATTTAATAAAAGGTGGCATCAAACCGAAGGTGGTTTGAGAAAAATATTAAAATCTATTGGATATGACGGAATTATCACTTACACACAACATCATTTATCACATTTAGCACTTTCATATTACACATCACCTTTTGATAACGCAATTGGATTATCAATTGACGGAGTTGGTGAAAGACATTCAATATATGTTACAATGTGTGATGATAAAGGATTTCATAAAATACAAACTTTACAATTCCCACATTCATTAGGATTAATATATTCAGCATTTACTGCTTATTTAGGATTTAAACCAAACGAAGGTGAGTATAAAGTAATGGGATTAGCACCATATGGTGATAAACAAAGATATCATAGTGTGTTTGATAAGGTTGCAACAATTGGTGGTGAAATTGACCTTGTAAAAATGGATATGAAGTATTTTACATGGGAAACATCCGATAATGATATGTTTAACGGTAAATTAATTGATTTAATTGGATTCCCCCCTCGTTTCAAAGATGAACCAATCGAACAACATCATAAAGACCTTGCAGCATCACTACAAAGATGGTATGAAAGTGCATTATATTTTACTATTAATAGAATAACCAATATTTGGAATAGTGAAAATTTGGTATTAGGTGGAGGATGTGCATATAATGGAACAGCTAATGGTAAAATTAAAACATATACATCAATTAAGAATGTATGGGTTCCATTTGCACCATCAGATGCCGGTTCAGCTATTGGAGCATGTTTATATCAACACCACATTATATTGGGTAATCCAAAAGTAAAGGGTGGTGATAATCAATCTCCATATTTGGGAGAAGAGTGGAGTGGTCCTGAATTACTTAAGATAATTTTGCAAAAAAGAGTTAAGGGTAATGGTATTACAATGTATGAAAGTAAACAAATGTTATGTGAAGAAGTTGCAAAATTAATTAATGAGGGTAATATTATAGGATGGTTTCAAAGTAGAACTGAATTTGGTGCAAGAGCGTTAGGTAATCGTTCTATATTGGGTAATCCGCATCTTCCAGATATTAGAGATAGAATTAATAAGGTTGTCAAAAAGAGAGAAATGTTTAGACCATTTGCTCCTTCGGTTACAATTGAAGATTATAAAAAATATTTCGTATCGGAAGAAGATGTTCCTTATATGAATCAGGTTGTTCAAGTTAGAAGTGGAGTAAACATACCTTCAGTAACCCATGTTGACAATTCTGCAAGGATACAGACTCTTAAAAGAGAAGATAACCCACTTTACTATGATTTACTAAAGGAGTTTGAAAAACTAACAGGAACACCTATTCTATTGAACACATCATTCAATTTAAAAGACCATACAATGACAAATGACCCAGAAAAAGCACTTTGGACATTTAACAATTGTGATATGGACTATTTGGTTTTGGGAAATTATTTGATTAATAAATAATTATTAGTAGATAAACAAAAGATATGGCAACAGAATTTCAACTATTTGATGGTAAAAACTTATCATCATTGTTTAAAGATATATACGATAATCAACAAAACAAAAAGAAAAACATTTCCGAATTGATTGAATCTTTGAGGAAATTGATTAGAAATGTTGGTGAAGCAACGGTAATTGCACCAATCATAAAAGATTTGATTGAGGTATCGGTTAAAAACGATGACCATTTGATTAAACTTGCAACTATTGCACAAAGACTTGCAGCTGCTGAGGCTAAAGGTATTGGTGAAGATGGTTGGTTAAGTGAAAATGAAAAAGCACAATTACTTGCAGATATGGAAGATACTATAAATGCAGTTGAAGAAAAGGCAAAAGAAAAAATGACAGATATTCAAATAGAAATAGAAGAAATTAAAACTAAATTATAATGACTGAAGTAAAATCATTTTTAGCTATTGTCAATAATGTTTATCCTACGAATTCTGCATTTTTCAAAAAAGATAAAGACGATGTAGTTTCTATATATAATGAAAATGAAAAGTTTTCAGATTTAGATGCTAGAATGTATGGTGCAATAACCTATGAATTTGAAGATAGTTTCGAAGTAGAAGACTATGCATTTCCATTTGATAAAAATAATTTTACATTTCCAATAAAAGGTGAAACGGTTGTTATACTTAAAATGTTTAATCAAACTTTTTGGTTACCATATACAAATACACCTTATTCAAATTATAGAAGAGATGAAATAACTTATATAGCGACTAGACCGGTTGATACTGAGGGGAGTACAAATTCTGCTTCATCATATTCATCACAAACAAAAACGGGTGGTAAAACAAATAATCAAAATAAAAAGTCTAAAATAGGTTATGAAATAAACGAAAAAATTAAATTCATAAACCCAAAAGAGGGTGATACTATTTTAAGTGGCAGAGTTGGAAACACTATTCGTTTTAGTGAATTTTTTTTAACAGAGGATGGTAAAACATCATCACCATCTATATTCATTAGAAATAAACAAAATCCAGAATTAGATTCAAAACAAATCGGAGTATTGGTAGATGAGGATATAAATAAAGATGGTACATCCATTTATATAACTTCAAATAAAGTTAAAGTACCATTTAAAGAAAATATAAATAAAACTAAAGTAGCTTTCAAAGAATATCCAAATTCGGAAAAACTAACAGGTAATCAATTGTTTATAAATTCGGACAGAGTAATATTATCTGCAAAAGCATCGGAGTTTATTATATTTGGAAAAGGAAATACTGGTGTAATAACGGATGGTAATTATTCAATAGACGCTGAGAAAGAAGTTTATATACACAATAAACAAAACATAACAATACATTCCGAAGGGTCTAATCAAATATTTCTTAATTCAGAAAATGGTAAGATATTTTTAGGTAAAGACAAAGGTGCAGGTGATGCAGGTGCAGATGTTCAGAAAATGGTATTAGGTGGTGAGTTGATAAAACTAATGGGGGAATTGATAGACGCGATAAACAGACAAATATACGCAACACCCGTTGGCCCCACTGCTCCCGGTCCAACAAATAGAGCAGAATTTGATGTAATTAAGTCCAAATTAAGGGATATGTTATCATCTAATAATTTCTTAAGTAAGTAATATGTCTTGGTTAATATTTAAAAAGAATATTTTAGAATCAATGATTACTGGCCGTTTTGCTGCCGATACTGAAGGATTTGCTGATTTCTATGCTAATGAGTACGACCAATGTATAAAGAGGGGTGGTGATAATATATACGGAGTTCCTGTTGTTAATGGTAATGTAAAAGGAATGTCCGATGTTATCAAAAGTGCAATGAAAAAAGGACAAGAAAGTGATGGAGACAATTTTAATATATTAGAAGAAATTTATCCGGCTGCATTTGATGCATATTGGTTAGGAAGTGAAATGGCACCAATACCAAATCCATTATTAAAACCATTAGGATGGCCGTCCACATTACCGGCACCTGGTACGATTCAAAATATTGGGCCCAACCCAACATCACTTGCAACTTCTGCAGCAAAAAATAAAGCAGAAGTTGAGGCATTAAAAGTATTAGAAGAAGAACTTAAAAAACAATCAGTTACTATTCCGGGTATTCCACCTTTACCACCTATTACGATTCCGGTATACGAAACTGCAATGAAAATAA